ATTAAAAATGGCATACAAGGGCTATTTTTCAGTACAGCTTTATCAATTGGATATATTTATTTTTATACAACCACAAGGCAATTTATATCAAGAACTGCACTTAATGCTGTGCAAAATCTTGTTGCCGCGGTTCCAGAAGATGCAGTTCATTTTGCAATTTCATTTAGTACTTTGGACCCTAATTTCAAAGTTCGAAAAGATAATGCGGAATTTATATACTATATTAAGTCTGTGAACCCGCATTTTAAGGAGTTGAGCAAAAAATATTCAAAAGAAAATAACCAAGAGTTTTTTAGAAATTCATTAGATGGCCAAATAAAGCTATTTGGGGATGATTATAATTTTGTTAAGAGCGCAGATATTGAAAGTAATCTTGTGTTTATTATAGAGAAATATAATAGACGTGTAAATGCCTGGATTAACTACTATAAAGGTACTTTTAACAAGACTGATTGTAAGTTTGATTATGGTAAAAGAAAATGTGAGCTAAAAACAACTACACTCGATGAATACACAGAAATATTAAATAAATATGAAGATACATATAACTTAATAAAGTTAGCACCTGAATTGTCAAGAATTAGTATGCATAAGCGGCCATTAATCCAAGTCTATATTAAAGGCTCTAATTCTGTTACTAATTTGCTTGGAGGCATATACTGGGAAGACGAAGTAACAGACGCAGTAGATAGCCATGAAGACCTTATAAGAAAATATTATTTTTCCTACGTTGAGGCAGCCAATGAATTTTATATAAAAGGTGCAGCTACACCAGATGTAAATGGTGTATATGCAGGTATAAATGGTAATTGGATTAATAAAACTGGTTACGAGTGTTATGTTGGTGATGATATTATAGATGGAGCATCATACTTATTTATTAGAAAAGTAGGTGCATCTACGGCTACCTATATATCTGAACAAAGGTGGATTTTCAATGATAGGGATAAAATAAGTCTTGGTGCACACATGAAAGGTGCTGTTTTTCACGCGTTTGATAACGCACAAGATAAATGTACAATCAAGACACTTTTTGAGTACCGTATATACCAGCGAATACTGTGTAATTCAGAAACATTAACAGACTCATCTGGTAAAAAAGACACATATAATTTACCATACGATGATTTTGCTGCTGAGCGTCAAAACTATAAAAGATGCATAGGATTATCAAATGGCCTATTTTTCTGCACTTCAAAAGTTGTCGACAAGCCGACTAAGTATGGCATGAATGACGATAAAAAATACTTTACGGATGAGTTTATACCTATGATAACTGGTCTTAGTCGCCCATTACCTATAAGTAAAAATTCATGGGCAAATGCATCTTTGTGGTATGTTTACGATAATACATATAAATTTTTTGATAAGTCCTTACAAAAGCAGTATTACTTGAAGGATAGCTGCTCAATTGGTAATGCCATCAAAGTTATACTGAAAGAGATTGACCCGACAATTACGCATGAGCCAACAGCCGAATATAGCCAATTTTTGTATGGCGAAACAAATCCTCTTGGCATAGCTCGATTTTACGTTCATATCACTCAAAAAACAAATATACTAAAAGGTAATTATGACCAAGCAGCACAAAAAGCAGAAATATCTTTAGAAAGCATTATGAATATGCTGCAGAATTGTTTTCGTTGTTATTGGTACATAGAGAATAATAAGCTTAAAATAGAGCACATAAGCTTTTTTATGAATGGTGGAAGTTATATTAAGAAAGATAATTATCAACTTGATTTTACAAAGCTAAAAGATGCCTTTAATAAAAAGCCATCAGACTTTATGCAAACAGAAATTGAATTTGATAAGTCAAATTTGGCTCGCCGGTATGAATTTGGTTGGGCTGATGAAGTAACAGACTTATTTGGAAATATTACAGTTGATGTAGAGTCAAAATATATACAAAGAGATAAAACAGAGCAAATAAGCGCAAATGATTTTTCATCTGATGTAGACTATATGCAGTTTGAGCCATCAAAATTTAATAATGACGGCTTCGTGCTATTATGCCCTGTTAAAAATAATAACGGTGAGTTAGAATTGCCAATTATTGAAGTTGATAATTTAATCGACGACACGAACCGTATGTATACCGCAATTATTCAAAATTGGTACGCATCGTGGATTTATTTACAGCTATTGTACATGTATGATATGCCTGCGGAAAATGTAAAGTCAAATGCATTGCAATATTTATATGTGCATGATATAAAGAGATGTATGAAGAATGATATTACATTCCCTGCTGAAGATGACTTAGAAATTTTGCCTTTGATTAAGACAAGTATCGGAAATGGCAAAATCGATGAGATGTCATTTAACCTTGTAACAAGACAGGCAAAAATAAAATTACTTTACAGGCCTCAATAAAAATTAGTGAGTTAAATATGTTAAGAAATTTTTTTTTAACGTATAATTTTTGTATATTTACAGTATGAAATTAGTTAACAATAACATATCACCATTACCATTCTACGATAATCTTGCTTTGCAAAATCATCGTAAGGATTATGCGTTCGGCCAGATTTATCAGCTGATAACATATAAAAATATGTTATTGCCGTTTCAAGTGGTTTTATCACATGGAACACTAATAGCACAAGTTAGGTTGTATGATTTTAATACAGAGAAGTATATAGATATAACTAATAGTATGAAAGAAAATGGCTTAGCTATTAAGTCATTTAACAATTTTAAACTATTAAAATATCCTGGTACTTTGCCTATTACTGAAATAAAGTACGAGGGCTTATACTATTTAGCTATTTATATATCAGACTCTTACACATCGGATATATTTACCATATATTCAGATTTATTTACAGTAACTAATAGGGTATCAGATTATTTGCTTATTGAGTATAGCAACTCATATAATTTTGTACTCAAAAATGGTATTGTAGATTTTTCTGACAATTTTGCTTTTAAGTGTTATCTTAACACGCAAGTAGGCAAGCCAGAATATGACTTTGAAGAAGAAGCCACTGAACGAATGGGCTATACTTTTATTGAAAGCCAAGTAAGTAAAAAGATATATAAATTTACTTTTATAGCTCCGGAATATTTATGTGATGCTCTTAGAATTGTAAGACTGTGCGAAAATAAGCAAATTACTAATAAATCACAGGTTTACGATTTGACTACTTTCAACATGGAGCCTAAGTGGGAAGACCAAGGAGATTTAGCTTCTGTAGAATGTGAGTTTGAAACTGATACAGTTATAGCAAATATAGGTGGATATGCGCCTGAGCTTCTTGGTGGCGATTACAATGATGATTACAATAATGATTATAAAAATAGTATCACATTGTAATTTTTCAGAGTCAAGATAAACATAAATGACCTACTCCATTGATTTCATTCCGTTGGTTCGCCTACTGTCTTTTCGAATTGTTGGTTCGCCTACTATTTTTTCGTAGAGTTGGTATTTTTTTTAAATATAAAACTGATATGCCTAATTGGAATACATTAAAGAATGCTGTGGCCAATGTTATCAAAGCCAATAATAATAAAGAGATAACAGGACCACTATTGCAGAATGTTCTTCATAGCATAATTAATGCTGTTGGAGAAAATGCTGCATTTGCAGGAATTGCAAATGTGGAAACAAACCCTGGTTTTTTTGATGGGCCTGTATTTTTTCTTGCATCTGAGCCTGGTATTTACAGCAATTTCTCAGGACTTGTATTGCCCGCGAATACAATTGGCGTATTTTTATATAACAACCAGAAATGGTCACTATTGCCTATTATAGAAAATATTGTAACATTATCTGATATTTCTAAAAAAGCAAATCTCAATAGCCAAAATGCGCTTGCTACAGGTGAGGAGCAACGTCTCGTTATAAAAATTATTCCGCATAGCGAAAAGCCTGTTATTGTTGCATCCCCTGGCACATATTTTAATGAAAATACTAATAAGATAGAAACCTGGGTTGTTGAAAAATCTGGCTCAGTTGATACTATTAAGTTAGTTTTATCTGAAGCACCATCTGAAAATGTTATATACTGCGACGCTGACACTAATACGCTTTTGCGTTGGAATAACAATGCGATGGTTACAATTATGGGAGGTACTCCGGTGACAGAGGAAACATACTCAAAGCCTGAAATTGATAAGATGCTTCGTGGCAAGATAAATAAAGCAGGCGATAACGTCGAAGGTAGTCTTGTTTTTTCAAATGGTGAAGGTGTGGCTTTTTCTGATGAGAGTGGAGAAGAGTCATATCTATATCAAGATGAAGAAGACCGTGGCCCAAGAATGCAATCAAAAACTGGTGATAGATTTATATTTCAGCGTGATTTAGCACCAAAAAATGGGTCAAGTGCCCTGGTTATAAGTGAAGATTTATATCGGGCCACAGCTACTATTCTTAACTCAATGGGCGTTGAACTTGATAATGCTGATAATACTGGTGACTCGCTTATTATGTACGTTGCAAACATTGGCGATTTTTATTATGATGCGAATAGCAAGCATCTTCACTACCAAAATACAAGCAATGTGGCTATTGATTTAGGTGCACCAAGCAGTAAACGGCTATACGTTAATATTAATACAGGTTTAATATATCGATGGTCAGGCGATAAGTGGGTTATACTTGGGCGAAAACCAATTGATGCATATACAAAAAAAGAAAGCGACACTAAATACGCTAAACTTAAAGACCCATCACAAAGTATTAGTGCTTACAATGTAGCAGGTAATATTGTTGTTGCTAAAAATTTATGGCTTGAGGATGATGATGGTGATGGTATTAACATAAATAAAGCTGGAAATCGATTAAATATAGAAGGTGATATTATAATAACTGACGCAGAAATTGCACAAACAACAGGGGCCGCTGCTGATAAAATAATGAGCCAAAAAGCTACAACTGAAGCATTAGAAAATATAAAAAGCAATGTTGCATCAAATAGCGAAAACATTCAAAGCATCGCAAGCGCATTAAGCACCAAAAAAGACAAACTCAAATACGTTTATCTTGAATTTGGGCTTCAAGATGAGGTGAAAAACGACACATTCTACGAATTAGAGCAATACGAATCATTCGATTCATTTGTTGGCAATTTAGACGATAATATCGAATTTTTTGTTTTGATGAATGGAAATAACGTTATGACAATTTATAATTACGATTTATATTGGGAGAAGCCCTTGGAAATGCGAGAAGGATATAAATACCTAATCCACGTTTTCCGTCATCTCGTTAGATGGTGGGAATTTCCTACAATGCCTGCGTAATAGTAACGAATAAAATAATTGGATTATGAAATACATCAAAGACGGAAAAATAAACAATGGCAAATTCGTGAAGTTTGGAAAAACAACCATCATCAACCCAGGCAAAGAAAAGATGCTTGAGTTAGGTTGGGAAGTTTATCGCACTGACGAGCAAGAAGAATATGAAAAAGAGATAATGCAATTAAAGGCAGAGTTGTCGGCAACCGATTATCAAGTAATCAAATGCTCCGAAGCATCTCTATTAGGCGAAGAATTACCTTACAACGTATCGGAATTGCACGCAACACGCCAAGCATTAAGAGATAGAATTAATCAATTAGAGAGCAAATTATGAAACACATTTACTATCGCAATGACTTTGCTGTAGAGGTTGAGTTGTTCAATTTTGAAGGCGTGAAAGTTTCACCGCCCGAATGGAAGTGGAGTATTGAGTTTTCCGATTCAAGGAAAAAGTATGTCTGTTCGTTAGAGAAAGGCAATGCAGAGGTGATGGATGATGGCAGTGTTATGTGCTATTTGGATAACCACAATTTCTATTGCGGAAGGCTGTCTTGTAAATTCAAAGAGCAAATACCTAATCTATCTTATTTAGACGGATTTCAGCGAGTTATTCGCCCTACCGACATAGATGTAGAATTGTGGGACAAGGCGAGCGACAACGAAGGCACAGCCACGGTAACAGTCATTCCAGACTATGTTATTTATGATGCGTATATGACAGCCAAGGCAAACGGTTACACTGGTACGGCAGAGGAATTTTACACCGCTCTAAATGAATTGCCGAAAACCATTGAAACTGCCAAATCCGTTCTCCAAGACACAAAGAATTTAGCAGATGATTTAGCAGAGAAAGTTGCCACCAATTACTACCGAGGAGAGAAAGGTGATAAGGGTGACAAAGGTGATAAAGGCGATGTAGGAGAAACCGGTCCACAAGGTCCACAAGGTCCACAAGGCTTGCAAGGAGAAGTGGGTCCGAAAGGTCCGCAAGGAGAAAAGGGCGAGAAAGGTGCAGACGGCTTTTCACCAATCGTATCGCTAACTAAGCAAGGAGCAATCTCCACCCTCTCCATCACCGATGCACAAGGCGAACACACCACCGAAATCGCAGACGGAGCGAAAGGTGAGAAAGGCGAAAAAGGCGAAAAGGGCGACCAAGGCGAGCGAGGACTGCAAGGCTTGCAGGGCGTTAAAGGCGACGATGGAGTTTCCCCAACGGTAACTACCTCCAAGACTGGCAAGGTGACAACGATAGAAATCACCGATGCCAAAGGAACGCATACCGCCACAGTGAATGACGGCGAGAGTGCGGAAGTTGTCCAATCCACCGGCACCAGTGAAACGGCGGTGATGAGCCAAAAGGCAAGCACGATGGCGTTCGCCGCCAACACTCCGAGCGGCGACCCGATGCACAATATGTATGTAGAAGTTGGCGCAATTTACAATGATACTGGAAAGGATATTGAGCGTGTTGACCAATGGGGAGACACTATCATACACAAGAATGGATGTTGGTATCTCAACGGACTGGGAGACTTGACAAGTGGTGACTTGTTAAAGTGCTGGATTTGGGGTAATTGTATCATAACTAATTACTATTTTCTCTATTCTTCAAGGCGTAGTTTCATGAACACTAAAACTAATATCCATCAAAATATAAAAGATAACTATCCTTATAAATTAGGTGACGCATACAAATCGTTGCAAATGTCAACAAACTATTCACGACTTTTGCGTTCAATGAACATAACGCAAATACAGCAAATAATGATGTAAAAAACCTTAACTCTTATACTATGTACTCCACAGGCATTATAAAGTATTATGGATGGATAGTTGTTGGCAGTATTGGCAAATACACATTTAGCGAACAAGACGAAACTGAGTGCATTGGTTTGGTTTTAACTAAAAATGCTTATATCAATTTATCTAAGTTGCGTGCTGATTGCATACGGCAAATCATAGAAGCAGTGCGTGCTACTGATAACATCACCATCACCATCCACCCCGAAGCATACGAGAGGGCGATTGCTGATACTGGTGTGCAAACGGCACTTTCAAATAAGACAAATGTATCATTGGCAAAAGGAGAATAATATATGGAAATTATAGCAAAAGAAAACAAGGCACTTAAACAAGTGAGCGAGAGTGGCAATGTGGTGTACGCATTGCGTGTGAGCACCTATAACCCTGAAAGTTGGGAGGAGGTTGATATTGCCGAGTACAACGAGTGGAAGCGCAAGCAAGAGGAGGAAGAAAAACGTCTTGCCGAGCAGTATGGTATGCCTTACGGAGAGGAGGTGAGTGATGCTCAGGAATAGTGATGCCGTGCATGCCGGATTTGCCGCCATTGTTGGCTCAATATACGAGCGAGGTGTTGAGGAGGCAGTTCCATGGATGATTGCGATGGTGTGCGTGGTGGTGGTTGACTTGTTTGCAGGCGTTCGTTGCGCTTGGTTGATTGGCGAGCGAATACGCTGGTCAACTGGTGTTAGGCGTACGCTATCCAAATTGATTACATATATCAGTTTTGTGGTGTGCGCAGTTATGATTAACGTAGCAAGCAATACCGAGTTTGACATCGCCAAGTGGGCTTGCCTGTTTATCTGCGCAGTTGAGGGATTTTCAGTTGCGGAGAATATCATAAAGCCACACGGATACTCTATCAATCTGCAAGCGTTGGCAAAGAGCATCGGAAAGCGTTATGGCGTTGACACCGATGGTGTGATACGCAAGACGAAAAAGAAAAAGAAATAAAGTGTTTAATAATATAGGTCGGTCGGCAATCCATTTAATAGTAATTTTTTAAAAAATGATTGTGGTTATTTTGTTAGTTGTGTTCATTCCGACCGACCTTTTTAGTTTTAAAACGATATGATATACAAAATAGGAAGCCGAGGTAACGAGGTCGTTAAAATTCAAAAAGCCGTTGGAGTAGGTGCTGACGGCGTATACGGCACAAGGACAAAGGAAGCCGTTGCTGTGTGGCAGAGGGCGCACGGCTTGACGGCTGACGGCATTGTGGGTTATAAGACTTGGTTTGCGATGTTCGGTGAGGATATGCCGAGCAAGGCGGTGGCTGACGGTGTGGTTTATCTTCCACTAAACAAACATATCAAGATGTTGCAAAACCGAGAAATAAAATACCTCGCTATCCATTTCACCGCTGGTAGCACATCAAAGGTTGGCAGCGCAAGGAATGTGCGTAATGTGTTTTTACAGCGTGAAGCGAGTGCCGACTTTGCCGTTGATGATGCGGAAATGGTGCAATTTAACCCCGACATTAACAATTACTACTGCTGGGCTGTCGGTGGTGAACTTCTGAATAGCGGTGGCGGTAGGCTGTACGGCAAAGCGAGGAACTGCAACACAATAAGTATTGAGATTTGCTCAAACTGCTCACCACGCACGAATGTGGCACTCAACCGAAGCAATCACGATGGGTGGAGTTTTACGGATAAGGAACTTGACAATGCCGTAAGATTGGCAAAAATTCTGATGGCTAAATATAACATTCCTATTGATAGGGTTGTGCGCCACTACGATATAACTGGTAAACTTTGCCCAGGCGTTATTGGGTGGAATGACGCACCCGAAGTTTATGACAAGACCACAGGTAAAAGGATTGTCGGAGCGAAAAACAACTCAAAGGAGTGGGAGAAATTCAAAGCAAGGTTAAAATAAAAGCTGCCCGTGCTTTGACGCTAAGAATGAATACAAAAACCTCTAAAACTGATTAAAGCCATTCTCGTGCATAAGAAATTATTACGAGAGTAGTTTTTAATATAGAGTATAATAAACTAATGAGTAGTAATAATATATAGCGAGAATACGCGAGAATAATTAAAGCATGAAAAAAATAATCATAAAAATTATTATAGCAATGATTGCTATAATAGTATCAATGTTAGCTTTCCATAAAATACATAAGCTAAAAGAAGAGAATACAAGGCTTTTAAGCAATCAGGAAATTTTGCTCACGCAAAAACAGACTATAATGGCAGAAAGCCAAACATATAAAGTATCTGACAGCCTTAATGCTGCTAAAGTATCTGAACTCCAATTCACTCTTAAAGAATATAAAAAATATAGAGTACAAGATTTACAGCTTGTAGAACAACTCAAAATAAAAAAATCTGATTTGCAAAAAGTCATTGGCTCACAAATGGAGACTTTGAATATCCTTTCTGCTAAACTTAATGACTCTATAAAAGTTGATACAATATTTAATACATCTTATGTGGCAATTAATACAGCTGATACGCTAAAATGTTTTGGCTATAAATCAAAATGGACAGATGTTTCCGGGTGTATAGACTTAAAACGTGATAGCATAAATCTACAAATCAAAAATAGAGAGTCACTTAAGATAGTGGAAACAGTGGTATATAAGCGCTTTTTAGGGTTCTTGTGGAAAACCAATAAAGTAAAAGATAGGCGAGTAGATATTGTAAGCGAAAATCCTAATACCACAATAGTTAATTTAGATTATGTTAGTATAAAGCGGTAAACAATATAAACAATATAAACAATCCATTGTTTACGCAAAAATGGTTGAAAATCAATCGCTTATATAAGCTGTAAACAAAGAAACAATAAATTGATTAAATCTCTCTAATAATGGGGTAAGGTTAATTTTATGTTAACTAAAATTTAAGAAATTAACTTTAATCTCTAAGGAGTCATTGTTTCAATTGTTTCTTTGTTTACAGCCTATTTTATACGCAAAGCCGTAGAAAAAGTTATCATTTTTATTGTTTCTTTGTTTACAGCAATTGAAAGCCATGATAAAATTGCGGTTTAATATTTTTTAACAAATAAATTCTCAAAAAATATGAGAAAAATTTTTATCTTTCGAGAATAGTTTGTATATTTGCATATCAAAAATAAAAATAATAAAATTAACCAGAAATATGGAACAGTTTAATATCAACAGTGTGATTGAGCACTATAAGCTGAATATAGAAGACGTAGCAAAGGTGCTATTTCCAACTGTTAAATATCCAAAACAGGCACTCGATAGAATACTGAAAGGTGAAAGCCATTTGGATATTGCACAAGTTGAAAAATTGGCCAATTATATTGGCGTGTTAGTAACCGATTTGTTCTCAGCAAATACATGGAAAGGTTCTACTGAAGATGGATGCCTTACTTTGCTGAAAGGCCAATATAAAGCAAAGCTTAATTATAATGGCGTGTACTTATCTATATATAAAGATAATGTACTAATTGAGCAGAAAATCTCAAATGTGCCAGATATGACAATTCAAGAGTTTATTAACTTTTTAGATAACTTAATTAAAAATTACGAAAATGGAAGCTATTAAAATTTCCGTAGAGGTTAGCGTAAACCTATCAGAAAATACGCAAAATTTCATCAAGTCGTTGTTTGGTAAAGCAGTGGTAACTACTACAGCCCACGCTCAAAAACCTGCTACTGCTGCACCAGCTCAAGCCCCAAAGTCCCAAGCCCCAAAGCCACAAGCTCCAGCTGCAACATCTGCCCCAACAAAGTCCGTTGCCAATCCTGTTTCTGGAGCACCTGCTGCTCAAGCTGCTTCTTCTGCTTCTAAGAGCATAGAGGATGTGCGCAAAATGCTTGTTCAGAAAGTAAATGAGCACCGCGACGTTATTAAGCAGAAGCTTAATGAACTTGGTGCTCCAAGTGTAACAAAGCTTAATCCGTCTAAATATGACGAAATGTATAATTTCTTAGAGTCACTGTAATGACAAATCAAAAGAAACTGCAAAAAGCAGCAATCAGGTTTCGTAAGGAAAACCCAGAACTACATCGCGTGTATTCAGAACTGCTTTCAATGATGGCTAATTTTATCATAAAGTCTGGAGCGGCTGAGGCAACTGTGGGTGTAAAATATAAAAAGTATTACGAGTATGCAAACAGCTAACACTAAGTTACAAAAACATAGCCAGAGGAGCCATGCACTCCTCTCGGCTTCTGGAGCTGGAAGATGGCTTAATTGCACTCCATCTGCAAAGCTTGAAGATGAATACGGAGAAAAGAAAAGCTCCGTATATGCGCAAGAAGGTACATTGGCTCATGAGCTTTCAGAGCTTTATATTAAGCGTGATACTTTATCTATCATTAGCGAGCAAGAATTTGAACAAGGCCTTGAAGAAATTATGGCAAATGAGTTGTTTAATGAGGAAATGCTCGATGTAGTTCCAACTTATACAGACTATTGTGCCTCGCAATTAGCAGAAGCTAAAACAGTTAATTCTTTAGCTGTGATGGAAATTGAGCAAAAGCTCGATTTGACAGACTTTGTGCCAGAAAGCTTTGGAACAGCCGACTGTGTTATTATCAATGACAGCCTTATGGAAGTTATTGATTTGAAATACGGAAAAGGAGTTCCAGTATATGCTGAATGGAATAAACAGCTTATGCTTTATGGCCTTGGGGCATTACAGAAATATGATACTATGTATGATATATCTGAGGTGCGATTGACAATTGTGCAGCCGCGTATCAATAATATATCTTCATGGCAAATATCTGTAGAAGAGCTTCGCAGATGGGCTGAAGAAGAGCTCAAGCCAAAAGCAGAACTTGCCTTCGAAGGCAAAGGTGAACTTAATGCCGGAGACTGGTGCAGATTTTGTGCTGTTCGTAATCAATGCAGAAAATTGTATGAGCAACAGCTTGAAATAGCTCAGCATGAATTTGCAGAACCTGCACTTCTTACAGATGATGAAATTGCAGATATTGTTCGTCGTACTCCTAAGCTTATTGAGTGGGCTAACTCTATTGCAGAGTATGCGCAGACTAAAGCTATAGCAGAAAATAAGCAATGGCCAGGCCTTAAACTTGTAGAAGGCATAAGTAGGCGCAAATGGGCTGACGAGGACAAAGCCTCAAATGCTATATTCGCGCGATGCCCAGAGTTAACCGAAGACGAGGTGTTTAACATGAAGCTTAAACCGATTACTTCTATTGAGAAGATAGTAGGTAAAAAACGTTTTGCTGAACTTCTCTCAGATGTGGTAGTAAAGCCACAAGGTAAACCCACACTTGTACCGCTTGAAGATAAGAGACCAGCAATGGGATATGGTCAAGCACAAATAGATTTTAAAGAATAATAAGAAATGAAAACAATTTTTATAACATTCGATAATAAAAGCAAATATGCTTTTAATACAAAATCTGAAGTGTCTGTAGGAGATATTTTAAGGTCTCCAGTGTATGGTAATCGCAAAATGATAGTTACAGATATTTGTAATAAAGCATATACGTACTATAACTCAGCTACAGGAAATCTCTCTGATGAGTTAAATTCTACAAAACAAGGCAAAATAAAGGAATTAATTCTTTTAGACAACTCTTGCACTGAAGCAGTATATTGCACAAAAGAACAATAACTCAAGTATCACAATTAAAAATTTACAAAAATGAGCAATCAAATGAATTCAACTAAGGTTGTAACTGGCAAAGTAAGATTTTGCTATGTGAACGTGTTCGAGCCCACTGCAATGAATGAGGGCGATACCCCTAAGTACAACATCTGCATCCTTATCAGTAAGGATGATAAAACTACTCTCGGCAAAATTAGTAAGGCCATTGCTGCTGCAAAAGAAGCTGGAAAGGCTAAACTCGCCAATAAGAATGGTCAGCTTCCTGCAGATGCAGCTTTGAAACTTCCACTCCGCGATGGTGATGCAGAACGTTCAGATGACCCTGCATTCGAAAACTGCTACTTCATCAATGCTAACTCAAACAGAAAGCCAAGCATTGTTGACCGTGACCTCAATCCTATCATGGAAAAAGAGGAGTTCTATAGTGGCTGTTATGGTCGTGCATCAATCAACTTCTATGCCTTCAATGTTTCGTCCAAAGGCATTGCTGCAGGACTCAACAATCTTCAGAAGCTCGAAGATGGTGAGATGTTGGCTGGTGGCTCAACAGCTGAAGAGGACTTCGGAGGCGAAAATGCCTTTAACGATGAGCTGATGTAATCTTCCTCTCTGCATCAGCAAGTATAGTAGTTTAATGATAAAACCACAGAGCGCCATTGGTTTGTGTGCCTGTTATGCGGGTTCGAGTCCCGCCTATACTCCTATTTGCAATATAATAAATAAAATATAATAAATAAACAATAATGGCAAAAAATCTTTTTATAGACGTTGAAACCTATTCATCGGTGGATATTTCAAAGTCTGGTGCTTATAAATACATTGAGTCACCAGACTTTGAAATACTTATCATTGGGTATGCTTTAGACAATGAGCCAGTTAGTATCATTGACTTAGCACAAGGAGATAATATTCCAGAAGAGTTTGAAGAAGCTTTGTTTGACCCAGAATGTGTTAAAGTAGCTCATAATGCTGTATTTGAGCGGCTAAGCTTTAGACGTATTGGGTATGATGTTCCAGCAGAACAGTGGTATTGCACTTCAGTAAAAGCTGCATATTGTGGCTTACCATTGTCATTGGATGCCGTATCAAAACGATTAGACCTAACGGACAAAAAACTTGATACAGGTAAAGCACTTATAAAGTATTTCTCGTGTCCCTGTAAGCCAACAAGAATAAATGGTATGCGCACGCGTAATTATCCGAGTAATGCACCAGAGAAATGGGAAATGTATAAGGAATATAATATGTATGATGTACTTGCTGAGCGTGAGATATTTCAAAAGCTATCTGCTTATGAAATTCCAGATATTGAGCGTAGAATGTATGTGCTTGACCAGAATATCAATGACAGAGGTATTTTGGTAGATATGGAGCTTGCTCAATCTGCAATTGCTGTAGATAATGAGTACACAACTCTTTTAACAAATCGCGCAAAAGAGATAACAGGGCTTCAAAATCCAAACTCTCCAGTTCAGATACGAAAATGGATTGAGAGCACAACAGGCCACGTAGTTTTATCTTTATCAAAAGAGTCAATGCCTGATTTACTTGAAGAACTCAAAGACTATCCAGAAGTAATTGAATTGCTTAGCATTCGCAAAAAGCTATCAAAAACCTCAATTAAGAAGTATTATGCTATGCTTAACTGTGCAATGAAAGATAGCAGGTGTAGAGGATTGTTTCAGTTCTATGGAGCAAATAGAACAGGAAGATGGGCCGGTAGATTATTGCAATTGCAGAATTTATCAAAGAACCACATTTCTCATATAGAAACACCGCGTGAACTTATTAGAGCAAGAGACTGGGAAACTGTTGAGATGTTATATGATGATGTGGCAGATATTTTGTCTCAATTAGTAAGAACAGCTCTTATTGCTCCAAAAGGTAAAACATTTGCAGTTGCAGACTTCTCAGCTATTGAGGCGAGAGTAATATCTTGGCTTGCTAATGAAAAATGGCGAATGGATGTATTTAGAGGCGATGGTAAAATTTATGAAGCTACGGGCTCTAAAATGTTTAACGTTCCTATTTCTGCAATTACTAAAGGCTCTGTATTACGAGACAAATCAAAAATCTCAGAACTTGCACTTGGCTATGAGGGCTCATTAGGAGCACTTAAACGAATGGGCGGCGAACGTATGGGTTTATCAGATACTGAAATGATAAGTCTTGTACGTAGATGGCGCTCTGCTAATCCTGCAATCGTAGATATGTGGAAAGAGATTGATGAAGCTTCAAAAGAAGCAGTTCGTTATCAAAGGCCAGTATCTTGCACTTGCAAAAATTTAATATTTGATTGTGATGGGCAGTTTATGACAATTCAATTGCCTTCTGACAGAAAGTTATTTTACGCAAATCCTATGCTTAAAGATAAGAAGATTGGCCGTTCTACTATGCCAACCCGAGTACTATGCTACGGAGGTATTATACAAGAAACAAACCAATGGGGTGAAATTGATACTTATGGTGGTAAATTAACAGAGAATATAGTTCAAGCTATTGCACGTGACTTGCTTGGTAATTCCATGCTAAATATGCAAGAAGAAGGTTTTGCTATAACTATGCATGTGCATGATGAAGCTATAGCTGAAATACCTCTTGAAAATGCAGAAAAGCATTATAACAATATGGTAGAAGCAATGGAGCGAGTACCTGCGTGGGCTCCTGATTTTCCACTGAAAGCTGATGGATATATAACTCCATTTTACCTAAAAGATTAATGATAATATGTATAATATCGTATATTTTATGACTATGCACTATGCAAGTAGACAAATTAAAATATGATACAAATCTCAATATAGCTATTGGGCTAAGTGTTGCAAGTAAAGTCTGGAAAAATACCAAAATTACGTGGGGCGCATTAATTGAAAAGCTATCAGAGCCTGTTGTAACAGCTGAAACGTATAAGCAGTTTATGCATGCTACGAAAGATGAGCAAAGTAAAATAAAAGACGTAGGCGGCTTTGTGGGAGGTTTTCTTACAAATGGTCGTCGTGATAAGTCTAATGTTTTATATCGTCAGCTTATAACATTAGATATAGATTATTCGCATGAAAATTTTTGGTGGGATTTTACAATGCTTTTTGACTGTGCAGCAGTAATACACTCGACGCATAAGTCATGTACAGAAAAACCTCGACACAGATTGATAATTCCACTTGATAGAGAAGTATCTCAAGAAGAGTATCAAGCTATCGCACGAAAAGTCGCCGAAGACCTAAATATTGATTTGTTTGACCAGTCGACCTTTGATGTGAATAGACTTATGTTCTGGCCGTCAATATCATTAGATGCTGAGTATTACTTTGAATATCAAGATGGGCCATTTCTTGAAGCTGATTACATATTAGGGTTGTATAATGATTGGCATGATACAAGTGAATGGCCAACAGCTTCTGATAGTAGTGATATTATAAGGCAGGCTATAAAGAAGCAAGAAGACCCTGAAGATAAAAAAGGTATAGTTGGTTTATTTTGTAGAACATACACAATTCAAGAAGCAATAGCTGCGTTTCTTTCAGATGTATATGAACCTGCAGGAGAAGGTAGGTATACATATATAAATGGCTCAACTGCAGCTGGGCTTATTGTATATGATGATAAATTTGCGTATTCTCATCATGGAACAGACCCAGCTGGTGGAAGACTGTGTAATGCTTTTGACCTTGTTCGTATTCATAAATATGGTCATTTAGATACAGGCAAAGAAAAAAATGAGCAGAATAAGAAGAGTTTTAAGGCAATGGAAGAGTTTGTCACAAAAGACTCACGAACAAAAAAGCGTATTGCCGAAGAGAAATTAGCTGAAGCAAAATTCGAATTTACTGAAGAAATAGAACTACCACCAGAAGAGCAAGATAATTCTTGGACTTCAGAACTCACAGTTAACACAAAAGGGGAATATGAAAATTCTGCAAATAACTTAAATATCATATTTCAATTTGACCCTTTTCTCAAAAACACTTTTAAATTAAACACCTTTGATAATAAAAGATATGTTACAAAAACACTTCCGTGGCGCAAAATCGATGATGTGGAACCTCTTCGTGATGTTGATTATTCTGGTGTACGTAATTACATTGAGTGTATTTATGGCATTGTGTCTAGTCAAAAAGTGGATGACGCGCTTGCGCTTGAAATTGAAAAGAAGAAATTCCATCCAATAATCGAGTACATAAAATCCTTGCAGTGGGATAAAACGCCTCGTGTAAATACATTGCTTATAGACTACTTTGGTGCAGAAGATAATGCATATACAAGAGCAGCTATAAGAAAGATGCTGTGCGCAGCTGTAACAAGAGTATTTCACCCAGGTACTAAGTTTGATACAGCTCTTATATTAGTAGGGCCTCAAGCTACATACAAAAGTACATTTGTAAAGAAGCTTGGTAAAGGCTGGTTTTCAGATACTTTTACGACTGTACAAGGCAAAGAGTCATTTGAACAAATACAAGGAGCATGGCTGGTAGAAATAGCTGAGCTTTCAGGTCTTAAAAAAGCAGAAGTTGAAACCATTAAGCATTACATATCGAAATGTGAGGACTCATTCAGGCCTGCTTATGGCAGAACTATAGAAACATATAAAAGGCAATGTGTATTCTTTGGTACTACAAATTCAAAAGACTTCTTGCGTGACCCGACAGGAAATAGACGCTTTTTACCAATTGACGTAAGACCAGAATATGCTACTAAAAATGTAGCAGAAGAGTTTACAGATGAAGAGGTAGACCAAGTGTGGGCAGAAGCTTATGAAATGTATAAACAAGGTGAGCCGTTATACATGACAGGCGAAGAGGATATGATTGCTAAAATTGAGCAACATAAACATTCAGAGCAAGATGAGCGTAAAGGTATTATTGAAGAGTATCTCAATGCGAAATATCCTGATAATTGGGCCAGCATGGACCTTTATGATAGGCGTAGATGGTTAGACGACCCATTATCTCAGGTTGGAACAATTCAAAAAGACTTTGTATGTGTAGCAGAAATATGGTGTGAATGCCTTGGCAAAGAGAAAAATGATATGTCAAGATATAATACCAGAGATATAAATGATATATTGCGTTCATTGCCTGAATGGGAGGCATCCACTTCAACAAAGAACTTTTCAATATATGGTAAACAGAAGTATTACAGACGTAAAGATAGTTTATTATGATAGCAAATTTTTATAAAAAGAATGGCACAGAAACTCGTAATTATAGGTTAATTACCTCTAAGAATATAGATTGCATTCCACAAAAAGGAACTTTTATTATGTTCCTCGGGCAATTATTTATAGTGGACAGAATATGTCTTGATTTAGATAAGTGTGAATATAACCTCTATATTATAAGAGCATGAAGTTTGTAATAGTAAAAGCTCAATGTAAGCTTTCAAATGGAACTACTAAAGTATTTCGATATGACGCAGACAATGTTACAGAACAAAATGCTTGCAATAATATAGAAGTATTTAGGGCAAATTTGAAAAATACAATTGAGGCGCAAATGGAAGTTACTGTATTATCAATAACATTAACTTATGAAGAACATGACAGTAGAGAGTGAAAAAGTAATTGAGCGTAAATTGGTTGAAGCAGTAAAAGCAAATGGCGGAATGTGCATAAAGCTTTTATGTGACAACTTGCTTGGATTGCCAGATAGAATGGTCTTAATGCCTCATAGCAAAATAGCTTTTGCTGAGCTTAAAACAACTGGGCAAAAGCCAAGACGCATTCAAGTATTTATGCACAACAAGCTTAGAAATCTTGGCTTTAGAGTTGAAGTTATTGATACAATAGAAGGAGTAAACAATTTTATAAATAGCATAAAGTATGATGCTGACAGAAAGTAATTTACATAACTATCAAAAAGCATGTGTTGAACATATAATTACTCATCCATTCTGCGGAGTATTCCTCGATATGGGACTGGGCAAAACGGTATCAACGCTTACAGCCATAAATTATCTTATGAACGATTACTGCGAAATAAACTCAGTTCTAGTAATAGCTCCAAAGCGAGTAGCTGAGTCTGTTTGGCAAGAAGAAGCTGAAAAATGGGCACATTTACAGCATTTACGTTTTTCCAAAATAATAGGTACTCAAAAACAACGTATAGCGGCTATTATGGAAACAAAAGCTGATATATACATAATCTCAAGAGATAATGTTGCGTGGTTGTGTGCCTTATATGGTGGTAGCAAGTTGCCATTTGATATGGTAGTAGTAGATGAGCTTAGCAGCTTTAAATCATATAAATCTGTTAGATTTAAGGCATTACGTGGAGCAAGACCTTATCTTAAACGCTTAGTAGGTTTAACAGGCACTCCAGCACCTAATGGACTTATTGACTTATGGCCTCAGATATATCTCATGGATAGAGGCGATAGGTTGGAAAAGACTATTTCCAGATATAGAGAAAAGTATTTCCGGCCAGGTCAAACAAATGGTCATGTCGTATATTCTTATAATTTAATGAGTGACTCAGAGCAACTCATTCATAAGAAAATAGAGGACATTTGCATAAGCATGAAAGCAGACGATTATCTTGAAATGCCTATGCGTACAGATAATTATATCAAACTTAGAATGCCAGACGATATAAAAAAGCAATATGATGACTTTGAAAAGAATAAAATACTTGATTTGCTTAATACCGTTGAAACAGTAGAGGAAGAAGACGAAGATGGCAATGTTACGCTTGTGCAAAAGCCAGTTGAAGTGAATGTGGTAAATGCTGCAGCTTTATCAAATAAGTTATTACAGTTCGCAAACGGAGCTGTTTACGATGAAGATAAAAATGTATTTCCAATTCACAATATTAAGCTGGATGCTCTTAAAGAAATAGTTGAAAATTCTAATGGCCAATCTATATTAGTAGCGTGGACCTATCAGTTTGATAAGGACAGAATACTTGAGTATTTAAAAAGTTATAAACCAAGAGAGCTAAAAACCAATAAAGATATAGAAGATTGGAATGCTGGTAGAATACAAGTAATGCTTGCACATCCAGCTTCTGCAGGCCATGGACTTAATCTTCAAGCAGGTGGAAACATAATTGTTTGGTTTGGGCAAACTTGGAGTTTGGAATTATACCAGCAGTTCAATGCTCGATTATATCGCCAAGGCCAACAAAAAGGAGTTATTATACACCACCTCATTATGAAGGGCACGCATGATGAAGATGTAATACAGGCTCTTAAAGCAAAGGATAAAAAACAAAATGCTCTTATGGATAGCATAAAAGCAAAAATTGACAAATATAAAAAATTTATGTAATTATGGGACGTAATGGAAAAAGCATCCCCACATTTGCGAAAGTTGTAGAATTTGTAAATAACAATGTGGGCAAAACAGTATCTTCATTTGAAATATTGTTAGGCAAAACGCCTGGAAGAAATTCAGAAACTGCGTATCTTTATAAACTTTTAAAGCTCGGCTATGTAAAAGCTGTAAATGGTGGTTTTGTAATGCATAAAGATACAGAGTATGAAATAGTAAAGCCCTTTCCACCTCATTATAATTCTGTAATGTTTATGGATGAGCTTAGAATAGCAAATGGGCTAATTCCTGAAAATCATCAACGCAAAATATATTAGTACAAAGAAGCAATGGTTGACATAAAAATATTTTTTAAATTCAGTGAAATATAATATGGCTACGTTAAAAAAAAGTTAAATACATTAATTATTATGAGAAAAAATTTTTAATTCTCGGAGAAAATATGTATATTTGCATATAAATATGATAAATCAATGATATGAGTAAACGTACTTTTCAGCAAATAGCTAAAGATATTAAATCAACTTGGCTTAATGTATATTTTGGAGCTGTGCCTTATTTAGAGGCACTTCTTACATTAGACACAACAGACCCAAATGCTATGTATTATTATGATACAGCTGGAGATATTGCAAGGTATTTTTTAACTAATGCTCAAACATTTAGAGGAGCAGATGCTAGGCAGTTAAAAGAAGAACTAAAAATTTTAATAAGCAATGAGTAACATATTAGAAAAAGCAAACAAAATCGTAAATGAGCATTCAGAGGAAAAAGAGCGTCAATACGGGCCATTCCAGGCATCGATGGAAAGAGCTGCTGCTCTTTATAATCTGATGTCACCAAAAGACCAAAAAATAACGGCTTCTGGCATGTATAGAGCCATGATAGCTCTTAAGTTATCACGTGAAGCTTACGCACATAAAGAAGACAATCTACTTGATGCAGTGGCTTACATCGGTTCTATGAATGATTACTTAGAAGAACATAAAGATATTCTTTAATATAAAATAATTTTTAATATGGCAAAAGTTTATAACACAACAGACCTCAGGCCAGACCAAGCCTTTGAGCGTCATGTATTTCACAGAGACCAATTCGCACATTATTTACGCTGGACACACATTCTCAAAGAAGCAAAGATTGGTGAGTCAATCGTAGATTTTGGCTGCGGAGCAGCAAATCTGCTTGAAGTTTTGTACAGAAACAAATTCAAGCAGAAAGAATATATCGGCATTGATATTCGTGAAAAAACAATCAACCAAGCTGCAGAGAAATATGCAGATGTACAATGGGCTCATTTTTATGTTGCAGACCTCGTAAAGCATGATTTGGATTTCAGTCAGTTCAATGCTGATAAAGTATGTACCTTTGAGGTGCTTGAGCATGTAGGAAAGCAAAATGCTCATATATTTCTCGAGAACTTTAAGGCTTGTGGTAATAATAACGCAACTTATTACCTTTCAACTCCTAATTACGACCCAGAGGTAGGAGCAGCAGGTAATCACACTTATGACTCTGGTGACGGCCGCGGAGTCGATGTACAAGAATTTGACCACTGGGAACTTGAAGATATATTGTCTCAGCACTTTACTATTGTAAAGAAGTTCGGCACCTTTGCTTCTATGAAAGATTATAAGCCTATGATGAATGATTGGCAGAAGAAAATGTTTGAAGCTCTTAAAGGTTACTATGACTCAAATCTTATTGCCAACATAATGGCTCCCATGTTCCCAGATGTGGCACGCAATACGCTTTGGGTACTAAAACGCAAACCTGGAGATGTAAAAGTTTCTAAAGCTCCAGAACAATCAACTTTATTCGATGATGATTTAATGTAATAAATATGAAAAGTTTAATTTCAGTAACTCCACGTGAGTTTAAGCGCCACTTTGGTGAAGTGATGGATATGTGTACAGATGTATGCATGACAACTAACCAAGAAATTAGTATTGTTATTCCTGAAAAGAAAAATGGCCAAACGTATGTTGAAATAGCAAAAATAACTCCGGTTGGCGAAGGTAAAGGTGTTAAGTACGGTTATAATTATGAAATTCTCAAGAAGTTCGGCATTAATACAGATAATCGAATGAACAAAATTGAGAGCATAATAGCTGATGCTTTTGAAAAGTCAGGAATGGCAGAATATGCCAGAAGTAATAAAAAGGCAGTTGGTAAATTGCAAAATGCAATGATAATTACTGCTAAGGAACTGGTAAAGCAATTAGGGCTATGAAGAAAATAATTATATTCAATCCGCGCCGCAAAAATCTCCAAAAGCGATTTAATGAGGCCGTTAAATGCATGGATGAAGAACTCGAAAAGGGCAATGAGTGCGATATTGTTTTAGAGTCTATAACTGGCAAACAAGTTAAAATTGTGGAAGGTTATTTCGATATATTCGCAGATTGTTCAGGTATGCAAGTCGGGCCTAATAAATGGTTTAATAAGAAAATTCTCGATGATTTAAAGATAAAATTTTAAAAACATGAAGTTTTGTAAAGTAAGAGATGTAAAATCTCCAGTTAGAGGAACAGGAAAAGCAGCAGGAATTGATTTCTTCGTTCCAAACTTTGGCGGTAACAAATGCTTTATAGTCCATCCTGGAACTGACCTTCTTATACCATCTGGTATTAAAATGGAAATTCCTGAAGGTTATATGCTTATGGCCGCTGACAAATCAGGCGTAGTAACTTCTAAATGGGCGTGCCTTGGAGCTGGTAGAACGCCAAAGGCAGAGGCATTTGAAAGTATTGTTATAATCGGTGCCAAGATTGTCGATGAAGACTACCAAGGTGAAATTCACATACATATCATTAATGTAGGTAGAGCCAAGGTCCATATTAAGCAAGGTATGAAGATAGCACAGTTTATTCTTGTACCCGTGTCTTATGAAGGATTGGAAGAAGTATCTGAAGCAGAGCTTTTTAGTCGTTCATCTGAACGTGGCGATGGAGCTCTTGGCTCAACTGGAAGTTATTAATAAAGTATAAATAACACCTATTCACGCATTATTCTCGCGCGTAATATCGCGTTTGAAGTATGGAGAAAAAGAAATATATTCAGAAAATCAAACGGGCTCTAAAGCGCGCGAGAATATATAAATTTTAAGCAATGAAAAAGAAAGCAGTAGAAATACCAAAAATTATTTATACAAACCAGTTTCTTAGATTTGTGGGCATATATGCTAATGAATTTAAGGCCTCGAATGGATATGGTAGATGGCTTGCGGAATATAAACGAATGGATGAACGTGGATGGTTTAAACCAGAAAAGTTAAGAGAGCTTTATGTAGATATATTAAAAGATACAAGCACTTTATCTTATATATATTGGAATGCTGTACATTATATTTGTATACAAGCTCTTAGTGCTACTAAAACTTTTGCTTCTTCAAGTTCATTTGATATTAGAGTTATAACTGGCGAAATTGCTTTTAACGATGATGGCGAAGAACTCAAGGATTTATCTATAGAAGAAGCATTAGCTATATGTAAAGCTATGAATAATGAAGCCGAAGAGCTTTTGTTTAAAGTTTATAATAGTAATACAAACGAATTTATTTAATATGGGCGAAAAATCTTTTAAAGCAGATAATTCTGCAGAATTAGGAGACGATATTTTTGTTATAAATAGTCCTATGGAATTAGAGGCTGAAATGTGCCGATATAATTGTCAAACGAAAGAAGAGTTAGATGATATTCTTTGGTATGAATATGGTGTAACCTTAGTATTAAATTTTGAGCATGAATGTGATATATAAAAATGCGACTGAGGCTTTTGAGGACCTATATGCTTTTATTATGGGTCAAGGAGTAGATACTAATGTTGGAACAAAGGCAGTTTACAATGTTGGCTTTTATCTGCGCAATCCTCAACAACGTATTATAACGACAGAATGGCGTAAATTCAGTGAGCGATATGCTGAGCGCGAATATGCCTGGTATATGTCAGGTGATAGAAGTGTAGCAGAGATTAAGAAGTTTGCTTCAATATGGGATAAAATGCATGGAGGCGATAATATAGTCAATTCAAACTATGGTTGGCAATGGATGCGCAATAAGCAATTAGCTAAATGTATTGAGCAGCTTAAAGAGAATAAAGATACGCGCCAAGCTTGGTTTACAATCTTCGATGGCAAAGAGAAGGATGACTATAAGTATGATACGCCTTGCACTTTGTCTGTAGGCTTTGATATTAAGCCAGGCATTGAAACTCTTGATATGTGCGTAACTATGCGAAGTAACGATTTGGTTTATGGCTTTTGTAATGACCAATATTGTTGGACTAAGCTTCAACAGTTAGTAGCTGATGAACTTGGTTTGCCTATAGGTACATATTACCACTTTGCGCACGATTTGCATATATATAAAAGGCATTTTAATATGCGAGAAAGTTTTTATCAAAATCAACAGTGAATATAATGGGATTAAATAAAGCAATAGAGCCTGCGAGGATGCAGTTGAAAAGTAATAGCATCATGCTCAAGTTGACTCAGCATGAATGGCGCAAAGTATCGGAAGCATTGCGCTTGTTATTACGCAGCAAGCAAGCCGAGATGGCAAAAATGCCTACTGATGACTTTAGACGAAAGTCTTTCGGCTATGATATATATTTAATTAACACAATTTTAGACAAAGTTAGGAAACAACGCAAAGATTATGATAACAAATAATTTAGAAAAATGAAACAGATATTAAAAACTATATGGCGTACATTAGGAGTAATTTATGCTCCTGTGTACATAGCATTCTGGTTACTTCATAAAGTGGCAAGATTGTTGTTAGCAATTTCCTATTTTGGAATGCTTGAAAAACAGATAGGTAAAGATATAATATCGAACTTATTTAACTGGCATGGCAGACATTAAAAAATACGGAGATTTAGACGATAAAGAACTACTTGAATTTTTAGCAGAAATAAAAAGTGGTGATGAAGATATAGAAGAGGCAGAAGCGAATGCCGATGAAAAAATCGACAATGAAGAAACTCAATCTATGCTTTCAGAACTACCAGAAAATGCTGAAATTGAAGCTTATTATGGTGATGACGCGTGGCGAAAGCCTCGTATATACACAGGTTATCGTGACCGTCTCACCGTATTATATGGACCTTACGGCAAACAAAGGTCAGCAGAAGGTCGTAGAGAAGCATTTAAGAAAAAAGCTCAACGGCTTAAAGAGGATAGAATACGTATTCAGCGAGAAGCTTTCAATCAAGAATACATAAGGCTAAGTGACAAAATAGAAAAGCATCATATAAAGCTGCTTATATCTGTATTGACACAAGAGCACACTCGCATGATTAATAAATACTCTGATTATATAAACAGGCGATTAACTACATTGCTCAATCCGTTTATACCAAGACGTATAAGAATTTGTAGAATGCTTTATCCAAACTCAGTTCGAGTATGTCCTGGCTTCATGTATAAAGCAAGTAAAGAATATGGTGAAGGATTAACATTCTGGGCAACCCCTTCAATACCATATTATTTTGAGCAAAATACAGAGCAAAAAGTACTGCTTGAAAACAAATCAAATTTCTTAGTTTCTGTTGATAAGGCAATATGCTTTTATCATGAGCATCTTAAAAAGAGACAGGAAAAAGAACTTAGATATGCATCGCTTATTATACAAAAAGGAGTATATTCGTATTTCGATTTACTTAAATTAAATCCTTTCTGGTTTAAAATATTATATGATGAGTTAAAAACCAAAACAGAAAAAAATAAATAATATGGATATACAAACTCCACTTCCAAGAATTTTGGTTTATCAAGATGAAGACTGTAGTATTTTGGTAGATTACTTAGTTTTTTATGGATTTAAAGTAATAAATACTTCGGAAGAAAACGTATTAAAGAAATTACGCGATGGCAATTACGATTTGTGTATTTTAGGACATTTCAAAGCCAATATACCGGGTGACTTAAAGCTTTTGCATTTTCTGCGCAAAATTAATAAGAAAATGCCAGTGATTTTCGTATCTGACTTGTTTGACTATTCGTATATCATAGAGGCTTTTAATTCTGGAGCCGATGATTATGTTGTTAGGCCTTATAATCTTGAAGAGCTTATTTGCCGAGTTAAAGCGCTTTTAAAAAGATGTGGAGTCAAGGTCAGAAGCATAGAGCACGCATACAGAATAGGTAATTACACTTTTGATACAGAAGCTAATATTCTTAAATTAGGTTCTGCAGAAATAAAGTTAACTGCTAAAGAAAGTAAAACTCTTGCGCTTTTATGTGCATACAAAGACGAATTGCTTTCAAAAGAGATATTATTACATAGCATTTGGAAAGATAATAACTATTTTAATAAACGCAGTTTGGATGTACATATATGCCATTTACGAAATTATCTAAATCAAGATAGCAGGATAAAAATAGATACAATTAGAGGTTTAGGCTATTCTCTTGTTATACAAGAATAAATGCAAAATATACAACAAAGGGACCAGTTCTCACGAATTGGTCCCTTTTCTTAACAACTATCTAACCTTACAATAAAATGATGATTATTCGTTTTTTGTATTTCTCTTGCTAAACCGTTTCAAGAAAAATAAACTCATTTTTCCTGGTATAAATTCCTTATCTTGCTCTCCTGTATGAAAGCACTTATGCCCGTATTGGTTAGTATAAACCTTAAAATCACCTCGCAATTCTCTTGTGCCCTTTTTGCAATTATATAGCCATGCTCGAATATGATTTGTATCAAGCCATTTTATTTGTATTTGCGAATATTTTGTTAAGTCCTGATATTCATCCCAATCATCTTCGTCTTCTACATACGGTATGAATATTGCTTCAATGAGGTCTGAATTTTTAACATACTTCCAGTCTTCTTCTACATAAAAGCCATTTGGAAACATGCTCAAAACCTCTTGAGCTTCTTCCAAATTTTCTTCATCCAATGGTTCCTCTTCTTCAGTAATAAAGAAAAATGCATCATTGGAAATTTGTATTGCTTGAGCCTTGCTATAATCCAGTTTAAATCGAGCCATTGTTATTTATTCTCCTGTTTAACATTTCTCCTGTTATTCTCTTGGCCATTCTCCTGTCTGATTGTAATGGATATTCTCTTGGCCAATTTTACTATTAGTGCAAGATTTTGATGTGGAACTTTTAGTGCATAATGGCTTATGTACACGCTCAACACTGTTCGAGCATTTAAGCTCAAACTGCTTAATCCATAGGGTCAAGCCGCAATCAACTACTCTAATATGTAACATTTTTTAACAATTTAATCTTTATTCTTTTATAAGCTAAAGTACTAAATAAATTTGATATAGAGCACTGTTTTAACATCTTTTAACATAAAAAATTTTATCTGGTTTATTGCGGCTTTGCCTATAAAAGTGGAGACGTAACGAGCTCTAAAATTCATTTAGAATATCATTCTTTCGCGTTCTCGCATCATTTCTTTTTTAAGATAATAATTTATATATCTCTCAAATTTGGACGCGATAGAGACCATCTCTTGAGCCCTGCTTTTTACCAATAATTTTATGGCTATTAATAGCTGCAGCAAGTAATATCAAAGTATAACAGCACCAAGCCTAAATAATAGATTTGAGCCATATAAAAAATCATATCTAAAAACTCCATAGATGGCCTCTATCGCGTTCAAATCATTTATATGTATTAAATATAAGGCCTAATATAAAAGTGTCTTAGAACGCGAAAGAGGCATGTTTCTGGATGTTTACACTTTTTAACAAACACAACAGAAATGGCGATAAAATAAAAGCGGCGCAGTTTAAATGCTGTGCCGCGATTATGTATATAGATAAAAAAGAGGACTGCCTCACATGAGACAGTCCTTATAAAGGAGCTAATTATGAAGTTATGCAAGCGGGTCAGTTTCTTCGGTAGAAGCTTCAGCTTCTGGCTCTTTTACAGAAGCTTCTTCAGTCTGAGCTGCAAGATACGCGTCGAGTTCTGCCTTAGCTTCTTCGAGCTGCTTTTTCTTAGCTTCCAGTTCCTCAGTTGCTTTCTGCAACTTTTCTTCTGCTTTCTTCAAATTTTCCTCACAGCGAATTACGCGGTCTTGAGGAGTAAGAGGAGTACGGGCTGCAGCAGCTTCACGGCGATTACGATATTTCGTATTGAGTTCTTGGCCTTCTGCATCGAATTCTTCAGCAATCTGAAGTCCTTCAGCAGTAACAACCTTGTGCATAATTTTTGCAGCAAGTGGGTTGCCTTCAATAGGAGTGGGAACTGAGATACGGTAAAGGAGACGCTGAGCGCGCTTGTCAGGTACGATTGCCACAATACGGCCGTTGATAACTTCAATGTGCTCTTCACCGTTTTCGTCTGTAGTGCGGTATTTCTCAATCTCAACGGTTTTGCCAACATTGTCAATGACCTTGTTTACCTCTTCAGCAATTGCTTCCGGTGTCCATTCAACTTTTTCAATGTTACCGTCTTTTGTTTTGCGAGTGCGGGTCTTCTTTTCTGGCACAATTACCTCATCGAGAATTTTCACGAGATTACTGTCGTGCACCTTTACGATACGGCGGCCATCATCAGTCTTGATTGCGTAAAGCACTTTATTGCTACGTTTCTCTTCAATAACGCCTGCAATGTAACCGTCCACCCATTCAATTGTGTTAAATGGAACAGCCTGGCAACGGTGATTGATGTTGGCTTTGAGCTCTTCAGCAAGAGCGTGGCGCTCTTCGTCAGTCATTTTCGGCTTTTTCTCTTGAGTTGCCTTGCTGCCATTATAGAGCGGATTGAGTCCGCCGTTCTCTTCAGCTGCCTTAATAGCTGCTTCTTCTTCAGGAGTGAGCGGAGTTTCCTCTACTGTTTCTTCAGTAGCTTCTTTTGCTCGAGCTTGTTCACGGTCTGCAAGTACTGCCTCAATAGCTGCCTTGTCTTCGTCACTTGCTGTTGCCAAAAGAGCATTCAGCTTCTTAGTTGCCATCTGGTTGAATTTCTTTACTGTCATAGCTTTAAAAAATTAAAATTGTTAAATTTGATTTGAGTTTATTTTCACAATGCGAATATACTATATAAATTTGATATAGAGCGCTGTTTTAAGAACTTTTTTATGTTAAAAAATGTTAGTCGCATTTTGCCTCATCTAAAACACCATTTGCGGTACTATTTTTGGCTTTGTGGGTCCAGCTTATAGATACGTCAAACGTCCTGTTTAACCAACAGAAAAGCAGTCCAATTGTGGTCTTTTCTGCTTTGCCTGAATAATTCTCCGGATAGTCCACAACTACGGTAGGAAAAATAATAAACTGTCTGTTTGCTTTTTCTGTTGTAAATTTTAATGTTACCATTTTACTGTAATTTTTAAATTATTAATACTTTTATTTTTATAGTGCAAATATACTACATAAATTTGATATAGAGCACTGTTTTAAGAACTTTTTTAAATTATTTTACGCCCATTTTTGCAGCATATTCATTAATCTGTTCTCTTGTAAGCCATTCGGGCTTTATTGGCAGCAAATCGTAAAGTTCTCGCATTTTATCGATTTGTTTCTGTTCATCTTGCGCCCAAAGACAGTGCTGAGCATCTCTGCCACCGTAGTTGAGATAATAATCGCAATCGCAACGAAGACGGTCAAGCATCATATAATTAAACTTGTTATTCTCCATCAGTATTCTCTTTTTCTGTCCAATCATCATAAATATCATATCGCCGAACAGGCCCATAAGTATAGCCATTATCATTTGATATGACAACGGGACTCTCTTCGTCAAATTGGCGTAACTCTGCAATTAATTCTTTTACTGTAATTGCTTTTTTAACTACTTGCTCAATAGAATAGCCGTCTCTTGTAGCTCTAATTACTGCAACTTCCATAATTTATATTTTTTTACAGTTCCCAATACCAATATTCAATTTTCCAGTTATACCAATCAAGGCGCACACCTTGTTCTGTTCCGTCGAGGCAGTCACCAAGACGAGAGTGCCCCATTTTGCTGTAATCCCATCCCCATTGGTTGGAATGTGTTCGATACGACCGACTTTTTTCAGAATAATTTTTGTCTGGCCAATTCTCTTGTGAGAACACTATAATTGCAGTTTTGTGTTCTCCTGTTACATTACAATTGTTCATCGCATCAAATAGCGTTGAAGCTGGTTGCTTTTTTCTTGTCATAATTACTGTAATTTAAATCCTGCTAAAAAAGGTCTGTTACTTTAATAAATTCAGTGCCGTCCTTAATCATTTTCTTTGCTGTTTTAGGGTCTATAGCTTTGCACCAAAGCCCAATGCTTGCCATGCGTGCCAATTTTTGTTTGGCTATGGCAGTAGTTGCTCTAAGCACTTTTGCTTTTCCTTGCAATGTTACATAATACGTTGTTTTCATTTTACTGTAATTTTAATATTTCTCTTGGCAATATTGCCAATTGTGCCACTGGCGGTATCGCTCCGCGCTTAAAGCCAATTCTCTTGCAGCGGCTAAGGAGTGTTTTAGCATATTAAAAATGAATTCTCGTACGTTTCAACGCGCAAACCTTCTGCGGTCCTCCACGCAGCTGTAAATACGAATGAGTTACCGCCCAATATTTTATAACCTTCTCCGTTCTCTGCAAACATTTTCTTTAAGCATTCTTTTTCGAGATATAATTTGACATTTGAAGGCTGCTTATAAAATTGTTCAACGCTTGTTGCTTCTGCGCGCTCATATTTATATAAATAAGAGCTTCCAACTTTTGACGATTTTTTAATCCGTTTCATTTTACTGTAATTTTAATATTTCTCTTGGCAATATTGCCAATTGTACCCAGCAGTGGAGTTGAACCACTGATGCCGCATTTCTCTCGGCCATTCTCCCGCCTGGGTTATTCTCTCGGTTAGTGCCGCGACTTATATCTCCAGTATACGGCTATCAATGTGCGTAACATATTGCTCTGCCATGTACCTTGCGCAACATTGCCAGTACTTTACGTTTAATGGTTTTGCTCTTGAGTGTGCACAAGTGGTTTTCAAGCTCTTTTTTTGTCCAAAACCAATATATTGACGGCCTGCAGTCTTGATGGCATTCACAGAAAAACCACATTTTTCCTCCCCATACGTCTGCTAAACCTACAGAAAAAGATATGCCATTAATTGTAACTTCTTCCATTTTTTACTGTAATTTTGATTGTTAATATCTTTATTTTTATAGTGCTAATTTAATACTTATTTTTTAATCTGTATACTGCTTTAAAAACTTTTTTCGTTAAAAAGTATTAACCGCTTTTATTATTCTTGTATTACTGTTCATTCTCCTGGTTTTATTAGTTCATAACTCTCGGCAAAACGTACTCCAAAGCTGAAGTATATTTCTCCCGTTTTTACTGTTACTTTAGCCGTATTCGGCCAATCTCTCCTGGAGTTGTAGAGACGCATGCACTCCAACTCTCTGTTGGTGAGCAACTCGCCTAATGGGCACACTACACTGCGGTCATCCATTACTCTGTTGTAAATTCTCTTGCGGTTCATATTACTGGATAATTATATTTATTCCTTCGAATGCATTTTTAAGCAATGCGGCTTTTAGCAATTCCTTTTGTTTTGCTCTTGGTAATTTTCTGCTATTATACCATGGATTGCTGCAATCAATTGCTCCAAGGTAGTATGCTATATCGAGCAGTGTACGCTTTTCGGTTTCTCCTGTTTCAGTATCTATTACGGTTGTAATTTTTACCGTTCCATTTTTTAGAAAATCGAAACCTTTTACATTTGGAAATGGAAATTTTT